GCTTCAAAAAATACGCAACTTATATACGTGAGGGGTGTGGTAAAGGAGATGATAAAAGTGGCAAAAAAAGAAAATGATAGAGAAAAATTAATAGAAGATGAAAAACAAAGATTATTAAAACTTTTTATAAAACTTCCAAAGAATAGGCTGGAATTAGCAAAAGGATTAATAGATAATGCTGCTTTTATGTCTGTAACTTTACAGGAACTTATAAAAGCTATTAACGATAAAGGTGTCAAGGAACAATATAAAAATGGGAAAAATCAATACGGCTATAAAGATAGTGTAGAAAGTAAAGCATATGATAAGATGATAAAAAATTACAATAGTACAATAAAACAATTAAATGATATGATGCCTAAAGATATAGATAATCCAAAAGATGATGGATTTGAAAGCTTTGGTGATGAATAATGACTTATATTGAAGAATACTACAATTACTTAGTTAAAAATCCAAACAAAGCTAATCATAAAGTATTAGTTACTTATAAGAAATTAGTAAATGATTTAAAGAAACCTAGAAAGGTTTCTTTTTTTAATGCAATAACAGAAGAAAATGAAACACATACATTTGTATTTGATGAACATAGAGGAAACTTACCGATAGAATTTATAGAAAAATTTTGCAAACATTCTAAAGGAAAGTGGGCAGGACAACCTGTAAAATTAGAATTATTCCAAAAAGCATTTATACAAGCATTGTTTGGATTTATAGATAAAGATACAGGAATACGCAAATATAAAAAAGGTGCGTTGTTTATTGGGCGTAAAAATGGAAAGTCGACAATGGATTCTGGACTTGCTAATTATATGCTTACAAAAGATGGTGAGGGTGGTGCTGAAGTTTATTCAGTTGCAACTAAAAAAGACCAATCAAAGGTAGTGTGGGATGAATCAAAAAGAATGATAAAAAAATCTCCTGCATTAGCAAAGAGGATTAGATGCTTAGTAGGTGGTTTATATTATGATGCAACAGAAAGTTATATGAAAGCCTTAGCTTCTGACAGTAACTCTCTTGATGGTTTAAATGCACACTTTGTTATATGTGATGAAGTACATGCTTGGAAGGATAAAAACCTATTAGATGTTATGTATGATTCAATGAGTGCAAGAGAACAACCAATGCTTCTAGAAACTTCAACAATGGGAACTGTTAGAGAAAGTGTATTTGACAACGAATATGAATACTTTTCAGACATAATTGCAGGATATGAGGGCAAAAGTCAAACAGTAGATGAAACTGTACTTCCTATTATATACGAACTAGACAGTCCAGATGAATGGCAAGATGAAAAAAAATGGTATAAAGCAAATCCACGGACTTGGAACAATAAAAAACATAAAAGACTTAAGAGACAAAGTAAACAGAGCTAAAAATAATCCAATAGAATTAACTAATTTGCTTTGCAAAGACTTTAATGTAAGACAAAACGATCAAGACAAATGGATAACCTTTGATATAGCAAATAATGAAGAAACATACGAGATAGAAGATTTATTTGACAATTATGCAGTCGCAGGAGTTGACTTATCCAGCACAACTGACTTAACTTGTGCAACACTACTAATTGTCAAAAATCAAAAGAAATATGTATTACAGCAATATTTTATTGCTTCAGATAGATTAGAATTTAAAATAAAAGATGACAAAATACCATACGACAAATGGGAGAAAAGAGGATTAGTAACTGTATGTGAAGGAGCAAAAGTAGATTATTCAAAAGTAACAGAATGGTTCTTAAGCATGAAAGAAGAATATGAAATAGCTCCTTTATGGATAGGATATGACCCATGGAACTCTAATTATTGGGTTGATGAAATGAAAGACAATGGATTTGAAATGATAGAAATAAGACAAGGTGCAAAAACAATGAGTAATCCAATGAAACAACTAGAAGCAGATTTAATAGAAAAGAAAGTAAATTATAACAATAATCCAGTTCTTAAGTGGTGTTTATGTAATACAGCAGTAAAAAGAGATGATAACGATAATATAAGACCAGTAAAAGGACAAAAACAAAGAGCAAGAATAGACGGCACAGTAAGTTTAATAATAGCTTACTGTGTTTTATTTGACAAAATGAATGATTATTTAGCATTACAGGAGGAATAAGATGAAAGAAAAAAGAAGTTTGTTTGGAATGATATTTGGAAGAAAACAAACAGAAGTAACAAGAACACAACTACAAATGCTTAATGGATACAATGCACAGTTTACAACTTTAAATGGTGGAACTTATGACAGTAAAGTTGCAAGGGAGTGTATAGACAGAATAGCAACACATTGTGCTAAGTTACTTCCAAAACACATTAAAGATAATATGGGAAACACGGTAAAAGGAGATATAAACTTTTTATTACAGAACGAACCTAATCCAATTATGACAAAGTTTGATTTTATATATAAAACAATATCAATGTACTGCACAGACAATAATGCTTTTGTGTATATAGCAAAGGACAAAAAAGGTTTTATAGTTGGATTTTATCCTGTATTAGCACAAGACTATAATTTATTGCAAGATGCTTCAAACAATATATATCTACAGTTTAAATTTATAAATGGACAAACTTATACATTACCATATATCGAACTTATACATTTAAGAAAATTTTATAATCAAAATGACATTTTTGGAACTAATAATAATGTACTTAAAACAGATATAGAAACAGCACATACAGCATCAGAAGGAATTAAAAATGCAATAAAATCAACTAATAATCTAAAGGGAATATTAAAATATACAAATTCAATGCTTAAAGAAAAAGACATAAAAGAAAACAAAGATAACTTTGTAAAGGATTTCCTTAATTTAGAGAATGAAAGTGGAATTGCAGCACTTGATGCAAAAGCAGAATTTCAAGAAGTCAATTTAGAACCAATTACACTAGATAAAGAACAATTAGAACAAGTAAATTACAATATATTTGATTATTTTGGAATATCAGAAAAAATTGTAAGAAATAGTTTTAATGCTGTTGAATGGAACGCATTTTTTGAAGGAGTAATAGAACCAATAGCAATACAAATGAGTGATGCTTTTACAAATAAGATATTCTCATATAAAGCAAGAAAAGAAGGACATAAAATTGTATTTACAGCAAACAGATTACAATATGCAAGTTTAGATAGCAAGATTAATCTAATTAAGGTAGCAGGAAGCTATGGATTATTAACAAAAGATGACGGAAGAGAAATATTAGATATGGCACCACTTGGAGGAGAAGAAGGAAAGAAGATAATACAAAGCTTAAACAATATAGACAGTAAGATAGCAAATGAATATCAAGGAGGAAAAGAAAATGGAGAAAGCTATTAAAGAAGTAAGACTAGCAGAAATGAGAACACTAGAAGACGAAGAAATGACAGTAGAAGGATATGCAGTTGTATATGATAGTGTAACAGACTTAGGATGGTCAAAAGAAGTTATAGATAGAAATGCTTTTAATAATTGCGATATGTCAGATGTCTGTATGAAATACAATCATTTAGACAATGTTTTAGTTATGGCAAGAACAAGAAATCATTCACTAGAGCTTATAAATGATGACCATGGATTAAAAATAAGAGCAAAGTTAATTGATACTCAAAATAACAAAGACATATATAAATCAATAAAAGCAGGATTACTTGATAAAATGAGTTTTGCATTTGTTGTAACTAAAGAGGATATAGATTATTCAACAGATACGAGAAGAATTTTAGAAATAGGAAAATTATTTGATGTATCAGTAGTAGACGTTCCAGCTTATGATAGTACAGAAATATACGCAAGAAACAAAGAACAATTTGAAAAAGAAAAAGAAGAATATGAAGCAAATAAATTAGAGCTTGAAAAAGAAAAACTAAAATTAATGTTAAGTTTATAATCTCGAACAAAGAGCGGTGGTAGAACTGCTCTTTTTTAGTGCGGTAAAGCCTAATAGAGTTTTATAGAAGCGGTGGTAGAACTGCTAAAAAATTGTAAGGAGGATTTAATCATGACACTTGAAGAAATTGAAGCAAGAAAAAAAGAACTTCAAGAAAAAATATCTGAAGCTAAAAATCAAGAAGAACTAGCAGAGTTAAGAAGTGAAGTTGAAGCTATAAACAACGAAGAACCAGAACAAGAAGAGCAAGAAGAAAAGACTGCAGAAATCAGCAAAGAGGAAGAAAGAAAACTAATCGCTGATACTGAAGAATTGGAACAAAGAAGCAAAGATGTTTCAAATTTAAGAAAAATAGGAGGAAATGAAAAAATGGAAGAAAAGAAATTTACTACAGCAAGCCCAGAATATAGAAGTGCATGGGCAAAAAAATTAATGGGAGTTAAACTAGATAAAACAGAGGAAAGAGCATTAGGAGATGCAATAGGAACAACAGCAACAACTTTTGTAGAAGCTGATGCTGATACACAAGGAATAAACAACTATGGTTTATTAATACCTGATTCTGTAAGACTAGATTGGTTAAAAATAGCTGAAAAAGCTTCTCCAATCTATAGAGATATAAGAAAATTAAACATAAAAGGAAATGTTGATTTCCCTTACTTATTCGGTGCTGATGATGCTGAATGGTATGCAGA